TGGAACATTTGACGTAGCTTACTACGAGGCTGGTGGTCAAGCATTTTCATTAGGAGCTGCTGTTACAGCTTTCGTTTATGGTTCTGAGTTTAAAAAAGGAACAGAGGGTATGGAGCAGTCTTTAGAGTCTGACGATTCTATCTTCGAGAATAGCCCAATCATCATCAAGGACAAGTACGCAGTATCTGGATCAGATATGGCTCAGATCGGATGGATTGAGGTTACTACCGAGAATGGAGCTACAGGTTTCTTGTGGTACATCAAGTCAGAGCACGAGACTCGTTTGCGTTTCGAGGACTACTTGGAGATGGCAATGATCGAGGCTGTACCTGCTGAGACTGGTTCTGGTGCTGCTGCTGGGGCTGGTGTAACATACAAAGGTTCTGAAGGTTTATTCTATGTTGTAAATGATCGTGGAAATGTTTGGTCAGGTGGTAACCCAACTACATTGGCTGACTTCGACGCTATCATCCAACGTCTAGACAAACAAGGAGCTATCGACGAGAACGTATTGTTCATCAACCGTCAGTTCTCTTTCGACATCGACGATATGTTGGCATCACAAAACTCTTACGGAGCTGGTGGTACATCATACGGTTTGTTTGACAACGACAAGGACATGGCCTTGAACTTAGGTTTCACAGGATTCCGTAGAGGTTATGACTTCTACAAGACTGACTGGAAGTACTTAAACGACGCTGCATTACGTGGTGGAATCGTTGGTGGTGCTATCAACGGTGTGTTAGTTCCTGCTGGATCTACTACAGTTTACGATCAAGTTTTAGGTAAAAACGCTAAACGTCCGTTCTTACACGTTCGTTACCGTGCATCTGAGACTGAAGACAGACGTTACAAAACTTGGATTACTGGTTCTGCTGGTGGTGCTTCTAACTCTAGCTTAGATGCTATGGAAGTTCACTTCTTATCAGAGAGAGCTTTATGTACTTTAGGTGCTAATAACTTCTTCATCTTCAAAGGATAAGAATACATATAGGGGTGTGCGGTGATTATCACCGCATACTCTTATTTTTATAAATAAATTTTAAATCATATCAAATGAAAGCAAATGCTACACCAACGGACAAGATCTATGTCCTAAAGAGTAAGAGTAAGCCACTATCCTTTATGTTGGCTTCAAGAAATTCAAGTCGTTACCCGTTATTCTACTATGACGGAAAGACAAACAGAGCGTTAAGATACGCAAGAAACCAGAAATCACCCTTCGAGGATGAGCAGGATGGAAACTTTATTTTAGAACCAATAGTATTTACAGATGGTGCTCTTTCTGTTCCTCAGAATAATCCTGTACTTCAGGAGTTCTTATCGTTACACCCAGATAATGGAAATGTTTTCGAGGAGGTAAATATTGAAAAGGACGCAACGTCTGAGGTTGATAGACTATCAAGCGAGTTAGATGCACAGGTTACAGCAAGAGATTTAAGCTTAGATATGCTTGAGTCTGTGGCCAGGGTGTTGCTTGGATCTAAGATCGAGAAGATGTCTACATCTGAACTTAAGAGAGACGTCTTGGTATACGCCAAGAAGAATCCTATCACGTTCTTAGAGATGTTGAACGATCCTATGCTACAGTTGCAGAACACCTGCGCTAAGTTCTTCGAGAATGATTTGTTGAGACTGAAGAACAAGGGTAGAGATATCTACTTCAATCTCCCACAAAACAAGAAAAAATTATTGACCGTTCCTTACGGAGAGGACAGTAACTACATATTGGCATCTTATCTACAGACTGACGAGGGTATCGAGGTACTCCGACTCTTAGAGAATAAGTTGTAACAGCGTTCATTTTATTTGAGCGTTCACGAAAACGTGAACAAGAAGCACTTCTGAACGGAGTGCTTTTTTTTTGCTATCTTTGTAAAAAGTTTTGAGCATGATAAATTCGGTGAGATCTACCGTAATGTCTGTGGCTAACAAGAATAACTTTGGGTATATTACGCCTGAAGACTTCAACTTGTACGCGAAACAGGCTCAGTTAGATATATTTGAGGATTACTTCTACCAGTACAACAACTGGATAATTAGACAGAATAATAGAACTTCAAATAGTTCTTATGCAAATATCGTTAAGAACTTAGAGGAGGTAATAGAGACGTTCTCTAATACGGTGACACTTGCGTATTCTGCAGGAGAGTTCGCCCTTCCTGGAGACTATTACTACCTAAATACGATACGATACAACAATACAAAGGAGGTAGGAAAGGTTTCTCAGAACAAGGTATTGAACCTTCTGTCATCTAACCTGACGTCACCATCTATACTGTACCCGTCTTACACGCTTGAGGGAGATAGTATAACGGTCTACCCAAGCACGATACAGACAAACATTAAGGCTCAGTACATCAGAGTACCGCTAGATCCAAAGTGGACGTATATGTCTTTATCTGGAGGTGAGCCTGTGTTTTTTCAGAACGCAAGTGACTACCAAGACTTTGAGCTTCCAGCAAGTGACGAGCCTCTTTTGGTTGCTAAGATACTACAGTACGCAGGTATGTCTATAAGAGAGGGTGACCTCTACACGTTTGGGAATCAAGAGGAAATGAAAAATAAACAACAAGAAGGATAATGGCATACTTAACAGGATACCAGTACTACGAGAACTCAGGTCAGACTAACGAGTCAGAGAACTGGGGTTCGTATCAGTACGTCTCTCTACAGGACATAGTAAACAACTTTATGTTGATGTATGTAGGGAACGACAAGCTTATAAATAACGTGAACGTGTATGACGTTCTTTTTCACGCAAAGAGAGCCATTCAGGAGATAAACTACGACGCACTTAAGGAGATTAAGGTACTTGAGTTCAGTATATGCGACGACTTAAAGTTTGTGCTTCCAAATAACTACGTAAACTATATCAGAATATCACTATTTAAGGATGGAGTTCTTAGACCGCTTACAGAAAATATTCAGACGAATTATAGTAACAGTTACCTTCAAGACAATAGCTGTCGTGTACTATTTGATGAGGATGGAAATGTACTTGAGGGGACCTCTATCATTGATTATGACAGGATAACGGACAAGCAGAAGACCATGTACCTTGGCAGGGGACCGTTCAGCGGAACTGAGGGATACAGCTACAACGACACTTGGTACTTCGAGTACAATGTCGGTGCAAGGTTTGGTCTAAACACGGAGACCGCAAATACTAATCCTACATACAGAATAGACAAGAGATCTGGGGTGATAAACTTTAACTCTGGCATGGCTAACGAGTTGTGCATCCTTGAGTACATATCTGATGGAATGGAGAACGGTGACGACTCTTTGATCACGGTGAACAAACTAATCGAGGAGTTCATGTACGCATACATCAAGTACGCGATACTAAACGGAAAGGTAAACATCCAGGAGTACGTTGTACAGAGAGCAAAGAAGGACAAGACAGCCCTTCTAAGAAATGCAAAGATAAGATTGAGTAATATTCACCCAGGGAGACTCTTGATGAACATGAGGGGTCGAGATAAATGGATTAAATAGTATGGCAAACACTGCTAGTCAAAACTTTATAGCTGGGAAGATGAACAAGGACTATGACGAGAGAGTAATCCCGTCTGGTCAGTACATTGATGCGATGAACATTAGAATAGGATCCACTGAGAATAACAGTGTAGGTGCCGTAGAGAACACGAAGGGAAACATAAAACTAACAACTCTCTCTTATAACGGACTGCCGCTTTCTAACGAAGCTAAGTGCATTGGAGTGTACGAGGATGGTGGATCTGAGACAATATACTGGTTCGTATGTGATCCAATAATGGATGTTGACCTTGTATTGTCATTTAACACAAACAACAACGTTCTTGTGTACCACGTCATATCTACGTCTGTGCTTAACTTTAACCAGACGTACCTTATAAACGGTATAAATCTAATAGACGACCTGTTATTTTGGACTGACAACTACAACCCTCCAAGGAGAATAAATGTAAATTTAAACTATCCAAACCCTATAGCTGGTATCGATCAGATAACAGAGGACGACATAAATGTTATAGTCGCTCCACCTATAAACTCCCCAACCCTTTCAATGTTTGAGAAGTCTGGTGGTCAAAACTTTATGGACGACAAGTTCATATCTTTTGCGTACAGATACAAGTACAAGGATGGTGAGTATAGTGCACTATCTCAGTTCAGTGACATAGCATTTACTCCTGGAGAGTTTGCTATAAACTACGAGACATTTGAGAATAGTGGTATGTTTAATGCATACAACAGTGTAAACGTGAGCTTCAACACAGGATCAAGCAATGTGGTTGGAGTTGACCTATGCTTTAAGTTATCTGACTCAAACATTGTAAATGTAATAGATAAGTACGATAAGCACGACCAAGGGTGGTTAGATAACGACACAGAGACTATAAACTTTACAAACCAAAAGATATACACCGCACTAACAGAGAGCGAGCTTCTAAGGTTATTTGATAATGTACCAAGACTAGCTAAGGCTCAGACTACTATGGGTAATCGAATATTCTACGGTAACTACGTTGACGGGTATGACATCGACACAACAATAGACTACACGCTTTCAAAAGTTTCAGAGGATATTGGATTTAGAGAGATACCAATTTCATTAGAGTCAAGCGACTATTTAATAGATGGAACAACACAAAATATACCAAACTCTAATATAAAATTTGACCTAACAGGGTGTGAACTGACAGAGGGTGCTAGGATAGGGTTATCTATAAACGTTGATAATAACAGTTTTACAGGATATCCATCATATGAGACTGGTGCTCCATTAAATTCATTTAATGGAGCAGTATCATTTGTATTGCCTCAAGACTATGCAAGTGTATACGATCTTGTTACATCTCCACAATTTATAGCTGCTATAACAACACACCTTCCAATAGCTGACTGTTTAGACGGACTATCTCTTACAGATGACTTTAACTGCTACATAGAGTCTAAGCCTGGATGGGATAAGGCTGGTACTGGGATAGATTCATTAGGTGAAGGATTTAGAATTACACCTGTAATAGGAGAAGATTATTTTTATATACAACTACTAGCTGCAAAGTACTACGAAGAATTAACTCCAGTAAACGTTGCATACGAATACTTTCAAGATAATGGATCAAGTGCTTCTTACTCAAGACTTGAGTCGTTTAAGAGCCTACACAGTAACAGAGACTACGAGGTTGCTATAGTATATATGGACAAGTACCTAAGGAGCTCTACTGCTCTTGTTGCTAATAATAATACAGTGTTTTTTAATGCAGATACATCAGATACTAAGAACAGTATAGATGTAACTATACCTGTTGGAACTCTTGCTCCATCTTGGGCTGACTACTACAAGTTTGTAGTAAAGCCGTCAAAAATAGATTACGAGGTTATTTACTCAAATATATACTATACAGATGCAGTTAGTAACACTACATGGTTCCTTCTTGAGGGTAATAATGTTAGTAAAGTTAAGGTTGGAGACTTCTTAATTGTAAAGGCAGACTCAAATGGACCTCTTACTAATCTAATACGTGTAAAAGTTCTTGACATACAGGTACAGACTGAGAATTTTTTATCTGGACCTAGTGCTACAGAAGTTATTGAAGTTCCAGGAGTATACATGCAGCTTAGAGCATCTAACTTTTCAGCTGGA